ATGCCCGCATTCGATTCGATAGTCGGTCTATGCCGTTTGAGCCGCGCCTGCCAGATCGCGGGCGCAAACTTGATCGTGCGAACAGAGTCATCTGCTGAAGTATCGGCCCTGATCGACGCCATCGAGGCGGGAGGGAGGCGAGTCACAACCATAGTTGAGGGGAAGGAGCGCCCCTTGGGAGTTGCGGGCATTGACCATGGATGTCAGATTGAACTTGTAGTGCACGGCGTTTCAAAGGCTGGCGAGGTGGTCGCACAGAACACTGGCGCGTTGCTTTCTTACAACATGGGACGATTCCAGGTCGAAGCACCAGAAGCTTTCTACTTGATCCAAGAGGACTACGCGCTTGGCGAGGCCCCCATTCCCAGCCTTGTGGCGGCCTACTTACGCTGTATTGAGTTCGCCGAAATTCTCAAGTTGGTGGCCGATGACTTCCGCACAGGCATCGGCGGTCCAGGCACAGCAATCATCCTGACTGGCCGTAAGTTGAGCATCCCGCTCACCTACAGCCAATGGCTCCTAGATGACGTCCCTTCCGAAGAGGACCTGTCGCAATCACGCCACGCGATATTTAACGATCACCTCAAGGTTGGCCGGCTTGACGCGATCAAGCGTGTTCTCGTCAGATTCTTGTTCAATGTGTCCACCGAGCAGCGTTTCGAAGTGCTGCTGAGATCGTGGGGCGAGATCATGCAGGCATTCCTGTCAGACTTTGACATATATGCTTCGGGATTCAATTTCGACAAGGCGCGAGAGGAGTTTGAGCGCAGGAAGCTCGATTTCGTCGTCAAGATGAATGCCACAAGCTCCGACGCGATGACAAAACTCATCGCGATTCCGGTGGGACAAGGGCTTCTGGCAAGCCAGATGAAGACGGACGCAAACTACACCATAGTTAACCATGCCCTCCTTACTGCTTCTGTGGTATTTCTTCTCGTTGCTGCAATGTTGGTTGTCGCTCACGTTCTGACGCTTCGACAGGTTGGTTTTGAACTGAAGGCAGAATCGGAGATGCTGCGCCAGCGAGCACTGTCCACCTACAAGCAGCTGCGCCCAATGATCGAGCAACTGCAAACCCGGCTTCGATTCCACCAGTGGGGTGTTCCCATCGTCATGTCGATCCTATTGCTCGTCACGACCGGCATGACGCTTGTGGCCTACACTGAACTAACAGCCACGACTTGACCCCACTGAACCTCATACGTGCAAGGCTTGAACCTGAGGCGGCGACTAGCCGCTGAGAGAGTCTTTGCTTGGACTCATCGAACCATCGTCGCCAAGTGACCCTGGATTACCGAGGGCGCCCGAGGGCGCCGCTTGCGCGACGCCCTCGGGCTCCAAGCCTGCAGTCATGCCGGCGCGAACCGCGTATCGACGCTGACGCGCATAGGCTTGCGGTCAGTGGTTAACGAAGTGATGCTTTGGTAGCGGCAACTGTTGGGCGCGACTTGAGGCATTCTTGCGCGGATCCTCCGGCGCTGCTGGATCAGGAAGCCTGCTTTCGAAAGACGCCTCCGGATTTCACACGCCTCCTGGATAGGTCGAGGCGGACTGAGTGAGGTCACTTTCTTGGCACAAGGCACAGATGTTGTAACTTGGTGCTTCACGCGCCTAGCTTATGCAACATTCGGCGTCAACGAGCCAGCGCGATGCAGGCTCGATCTCAGCCCTCGCTATCGGTAGCACGTTGGGCAAAGCACTCAAGCACCCGCAGCACTGGAAGCACCCAATTGAACTGCGGTGCCGCATACTGACGCCCCATTGGCAGGGTTCAAGACTGGGAGCCGTGCATTGGCACTGCACCAAATTCATGACCCAGCGTTGTTCAATGCCCACTTCGACAGCGTTGACTCGCGCGCGAATGTAGCGCGGGGCAGCATCGCATCCTTTATTAATCAACGAGATACAGATCCGCAATTCAGCGCGTGCAACAGATCGCAACCTAACCGGCCCTTGGGCCGGTTTTTCGTTTAAGGCCGGTCGACTGGTCACACCCGAAGGCCGTGAGCTGGAACCGCAGGATCTGGCTTGGCTCTCTCTGCTGGCAGCACAGGCGCAGGAATGGCGTCGGATGATGGAGATTGCCCGAGGCGGCCAGAAACGGCCGTTCGGGCGTGCCGGTATCGTTGACCTGGCCGAGGTCGCCCATCGTCGCGCAAAGCGGTCTTCGGGGGTGATGGCTGGTCCTGACGCCGATCCTGTGGCGGGTGTCCTGCCAGTACCGGGGCCGAGGCCTCGCCAGCGCGTGTGAGGCGCTTCCGTAGGGGCGCTGCCCCTACACCCCGGCTACAATGCGCTCAAGACGCCTTGGGGGACGTATGGAACGCGAACGACCGGAATACCTGCCGCCTATCGAGCGGCGCCGCTGGTACTTCCCGTGGCTGGTCACAGGGTTTCTGACGGTGATAAGCCTTGCCACCATCGGTGTACTGACGCTTGGACGCACCAACAGTGCATGGAATGAGCGTTTTGAGGGGCTGCGACGCACCGCTGATGCTGTCGAAACAGCGGCCCCTACACAAGCCATGCAGCAGCGTGAGGTCGTAGCAGCACCGGTTGTGACGCCTTCCCGCGCACGTCCCGAGCAGCTGGGCCGTGATATGCGATGCATCGACGGCATGCTGTTCCGTCGCATCGAAGGCGGCTGGGAAAATCTACCGGGCTCGCGATGCGGCGACCAGCCGACGATGAACGTCCAGTGCTTCGCAGGAAAGCCGTACAGGCAGATGGCCGCTGATGGTGGCTGGGTGCTTTCTCCGAACGACCGCTGCCCGTGATCAGTCACACAAATCAGAAGCTGGCCTGATACGGCGGCGTTTCGGGGAACGTGCCCAGCGGGCGCTTGCCAACTGCAATCAGGGTGCTCCCGTTCGCCGCGGCGGTGGTCGGCTGTGTCTCGCTCGCGCTCGTCACAGGCGACCCCGCCGCAGCCCTTATGCGCTCGGTAGTTGAATCGGACTGTTCGCCGAACGGATCCACGGGCCAAGTGGTCGCGATGATCTCATGGCCTTTCGCTGACAGCAGCACACCAAACTCTGTCCGTTTTACGGACCAGCCCAGCGCCCACAGCTGCTCCGTAGTGAATCTGTCGAGCACCTGCCCTCCCCCCGATGCTCGGAACTCCACGATATCCCGGTGCCCGTACCAACCTGCGTGCCGCGCCCTGGCATTGGCCGCCATGTCGAGGATGTACTGCACGCCTGCGGGCATTTTCTCCTTGGACTTCGGGGTGTCCACCACCTTCGTGACCACGGTGGCCGGCTGTGCGCCGGGCGCTTGCGCGATTGCCGGAATCGCGGCTTTCTGCGACTTCACAACCTCTTTCAGCTTGCTTTCCTCGCCGGTTGAGCCACCAGCGAAGAAGAATCGCAGGAACATGACAACGCCGATAACGAGTGCAAGCCCCATCACGATTGAGGGCCCCCGCAGTGTCTTCCACAAGGTGCGGGTGTTGCCCTTGTAGACCTCGTTTGACTCAATGCCCGGCTGCACGCCGTGGTAAAGCTCCCAGATGGCCGGATCGTACTTGCGAACCTCGGTGCCTACCGTCTCGTACTTGCCGGTGCCGGTGGCGGCGTAGAACCTCACCGAATAGCGCTGATCGGAGCCCAGCGCATCGAGCTTGGTATACGTGTTCTTCTTCGCCATGCGGCGAATGATCAGCCGGTGCAGGTCTTTGCAGTCCTGCGAAATGATCACCATGTCCAGGCTAATGTGACCGTGCTTCGCGAAGAAGTTGGCCGTGCGCTCCGGCAAATTGGCCCTGTTCGTGGGCCAGTACTCATGCGCCTCATCGATCACGACTAGAGCATGCTTCTCGATGTGCGGGAACGAGATAGCGCCGTCGTTGTCCGTGTCGCATACACACCAGTCAACCACCTCCTTGTCGCCCATCACGTGGACAAGATCACGCACTTCTTCCTCAGGCATCCCGAGGTGAGCCGCAATCTTGTCCAGCCTCTCACCTACGCCGTTAAGGCGCACGTACACGTGCCGCTTAGCGCGCAGCGCGGGCAGGATGTGGTGGAGCACTGCCTCGTAGCTCTTGCCGCTGCGCGGCAACCCTTCATGGCCGAAGATCATTTCGTTACGTCCACTGGAATACGGTCAGGAACACCCGCACAAGGCGGAAAATAAGGGCTGCGGTCAACAGCGCGATTGCCTCTCCGACACGCAGCTGCCCGACTATGAAGGCGGTCCATGGGCCGGCCGCATTGAGCATCGCGCAGAAGCTGATTTGCGTAAGGAAGTCCGGTGCCGGGATCAGGTACACAATCGCCTTCACGAACGACAACACGAGCTCGATGAAGTCCGTTTGCAGGTCCGTCATGAAATCGGAGAAGTCCGCCCACAGCGACGTGATCTGCTCCTTGGCCCATGCGGTGATCGCAGTAATCGGGCTCACGCCTTCGGCATACGCCCATGATGCCGACAGCGCCAACACAAGAAGCGCTGCAGCCAACACGATCAGATGTTTCCGATTCATAGCAGTGCCCACCTCAGGGCAACAACGCCCATGCCCGCAAGGAAGACAAATCCGGCGTACTGGAAAAGCTGCAGCAATGGCCCGCTGCACAAGCTGCTCAGATCGAACTTGCCGACGTACTGACCGCCATCCCATGTTGCTGTGGGACAGGAGCCGCCTGCGCCGGTGCAATTTCCGAAGAACCCCTTGACCTTGGACAGGATCGGCGCGCCCTCAATGGCGGTCTTGAACTCGGCCAACACCTTCTGCACCGTCTTGCCGGACTTCTTGTAGAGGCGCCCTGTCGTCGGCCCCGCCCCGCCGCCCTCGCCTCCTTCGCCACCATCACCGGGGCCGGGACCGGGGCCCGGTCCTTCGCAGCCTGCAGGGTCTTTGCAGTCGCCGTCGCCATCGCCCGGACCAGTTCCGCCACCGCCATCTCCACCACCTGGGCCGGTACCACCACCGCCATCACCGCCGCCGTCACCACCACCATCGCCACCGCCGTCACCGGGGCCGGTTCCGCCGCCGTCGCCCCCGCCCTCGCCGGGATCGGCTATTTCAGGCGGCGCCAATTCGTTGGCTTTGCATGTGTCGCCGGAGGGCGTATAGAGGTGCCCGGTAGGTGATCCGGCGTAGATACTGTCGGTGTACTTGCACCCGTTATGGCAGACGGCACCGATTCCTGATTTTTCACCCTTCCAGCCCGTTTCCTCTGGGCGTGCACTGCACATGGTCTTAAAGCCGCGCCTGACTGACGCATACACACCACTAGTATCCTTGGATGGCCGAACAAACCCCATGTAAACCGAAGCACCGTCCAGCTGCACATGGGGTGTCCATCGGAGTCCAGGCGATGCGTTCTCGCGCGCGGCGGTTTCCGTTGCTGCGGCCCATGCTGCCGAATAGGCGGCACCCTGATCACCACAGTCCGCGTACTTAACATCGGGGCTGGATGAGCATCCCGCGGTCTGCGCCGCGACAGAGAAGGCCGGGCATAAGCTCACCAAAGCGATAAAGACGGCCGTGAGGAGGTATCGGATCACTGACTGGCCTCATTGAATGCCAGGGCAACAGCGTGGCCGGCCAGTCCACCGATAAACGCAAACACCATGCACACGAGCATCGTCAATCCTCCCTCTCTGGCGCGCCGCAGTAGACGCATTCGCCGCCGTCATAGTCGTGGCCGGTGTCACCACACACGGCCTCCTCCACCTCGCCTGCCTCATCGTCGGCATGTTCGTCGGCGTCTTGGTCCTCACGGTCTTCAAAGAAGCCCGCGACCTTGTCAACACACCACCGGCCAAACCACGGCAGTGCCATAAGCGTCCCTGCTGCCACGATTGCGGCGACCGCCTGAGCGACAGACAGCCCGAGAAACACTCCACTGAAATCCATCACCCACCCCCTAATAGTCGATGACGGTGCGGCACTCCGTACACCACAGGTTGCCGTCGTCCAACACGATCACGTCATCACCGCCACACTCAGGGCACCAGTCGTCCTGGCATTCGTCGGTGTTGAGGTCATCGGGCTGTGTCTGCATAGGAATCGGGGCCGGTTTCCCAGCCCCTCCCCGTCACGATTCGACCGCGATCAGCGGAAGAAGGTCGCGACCTTGTTGGTCGCCCAGCGGGCGAAGCCCGGGGACGCCTTGATGGCGCCTGCGCTGATGATTGCGCTGACTGCGCTGGCGGCTGCGAGGCCGGTCAGAATGTCGCCGAAGTCCATTGCACTGCTCCTTGGTTATGCGCGTTGTGCGCGTTGAATGGGGTGGTCAATCCCGCTCTGTACTGACCGACTTCACGACGGCGCCCACGATGTAGCCGAGCACGTTCAGTGCAAGAACTAGCGTGAACACCCCCGAGAACCAGCCAGTGGCCACCTCAGGTTCGGGCCACTGGAATAGATCGATGAGAATTGAGGCCTGTGCGTGCTCTGCTGCTGACACAAGCACATACCCACCACACTGCGATGCAGGCTCCCCGGTGGGTACGAGCGTCCCCTCAGCCGTCAGAGACACGCACACGGCCATGACTTAAGCCTGCGCGGTTGCGCGCGGTGCAGCCTTGGGCACCATGCGCAGGACGGTGAACTTGCTCAGCGAGGCGACGCCCTTGTTGACCTGCAACATGGATTCAACATCGAGCTCGTACTCGCCCTCGGGGTAGCCCGGCTGGCCCTTGTCCAGGCGCACGTCGAACGGGTAGGCAAAACCACCGGTTTCCAGCTTGGCCTTCTGCTTACGGGTGGTGTATTCCACGTTCTCGCCAGCGTCGTTCTTGAAGCTGCCGCCGCGTTCGTCAATTTCGTTCTTGAGGACGGTGACCTTGATGCTCATGTGCTGTTACCCCTTTGAGGTTGGCTGTACGGCCGCGATTTCGGGCCAGTGCGCTGCTGTGTCACCTGTGACCCACTTCGGCAGCGATGGCGAAGTGCAGGATTCGATTACCGCCCGCAATGCCTGATCGTCAGGGCAGTTCTTGGCGATGAAATTGAGGGCTGCGCCGTACTGGCGGCGGATGTGGCGGCGAACACTCTTCCACGTCGCCTCAACGGCGGCTTTCGTGATTTCGATGCGCGTGGCAACGCAGCGCAGAAAGGACAGGACCGGATAGGCACCCAGCAGGTAGGAGGCCGGGTCACGCAGAATGTCGAGCGGCAGTTCCTTACGGTTGGAGTTGCGGAACTGCGCCTCATAGCGCACCCACGGCGAACTCTTGTCGCCCTGCTCCCTGCCCTTCTCGTAGACGCGCAGCTGCTTTTCCGACTTCTTACCGCCGACGTAGAACGTCTTGCCGTCACCGCTGTCGTAGTCGTCCACCAGCTGCGCCTTGGGGCGCTGACCACGGTTGTCGAAGTCGCCATTGGCGTACCACTTCTGCGCCATACGCAATGGGTAGTCGCCCACCAGGTCATCAGCGCACACGTCGACGCGGGTGATCCTTCCGGCGCAGCTTTCGAGCTTCGCTCGAAGCTCCAGCCACCGCTGCGCATGGCCGCAGCGCGCTGCGCCTATGGCCTTGCATCCATCACCCGTTAGCTCGATACGGGCGGTATACGTGCCATCGGCGCGGCGGCAATCTTCGCCGCCCAATTCGATCATGCCAACGAACTTCTTGGCTGCGTCGATGATCTTGATTCGCCACGTGTAGAAGCGACCGCCGCCCACGGTTTCATCAAGTTCAAGGCCGAGCCCGGCGAAGAACCAGCAGAACACCTGCAGGGCCGCGATGCGGGCGTTGTCCGGGGAGAACTCGATCCACTGGCGGACCTCTTCGAAGCTGTCGCCATCACGGAACGCGAGTTCGTCCAGCGCTGCGCGCAGATCGATGGAAGCGGAAAACCAGTCAATGCCGACCGTCAGGGTTCCCTCGGGGTTCCTGAATTCACTGACTCCCCTGTTAGACGAGGGGAGTCCCGACCCGGCCAGCACCGCGCGTTCACCGGCCATTGGAGCGGTCCTTGCCGAGCTTCCGCAGGCGACGAAGCCCCAACCATGCCTGCTCGATCACGATGGAGAGCAATGCCACTCCCAGACAAACGGCGATGAGCGCGGCGCACCCCGCAAGACCCATATCGAACTCCACCAGTTCGGCGAATGAGGGAAACCTACTCATGCGGCGCGCTCCTGCTCTTCGGCGTAGCGAGCAGCGGCCAGAAGATCACCGCGCTTGGTGGCGGCAATCTCAGCCTTCGCGATTGCGATGACCTGGGCTTCGCGGGACTGCTGCGAGGCGGTGTAATCACGCCGGTCGAGCAGCCACGAAACGAGCTTTGCGCCACCGATGGACACGGCCACGCCGGCCGCCAGCAGCACGAAGGTAATGAGCGGATCGATCATCCCTGCTCCCCTGCCCCAAGCCCCAAGGCGACCCGCCAGCGGCCTTGGGGTGCCGGTGGCGGGGTGTTTAGCCACGCCAAACACGGAGGCATGTATAGTCCCGCTATACACCCCTGTCAAGGATTGCTAACCATGGATACCGCCAACGATCTGCTTGACAAAGTGAAGGCCGCTTGCAACTTCCCGTCCGACAACGTTTTGGCGCAGAAGATCGGACTTACGCGAGCAATGGTCAGTTCGTGGCGACATGGGCGCCATCCGATCCCGGATGAGCGAATTGCGCAGATGTGTGCCTTGGCAAAGCTCGATGGGCCAACGTGGATTGCCATGCTCCACGCGGAACGTGCGCAGACTGCGACTGAGCGTGCCTTGTGGCGTCTCATGCTGGACAGGCTGAGCGCGGCGGCTGCGGTCGTCGCGCTGGTGGCGCTGTCGTTGCCCAGCATCGGAAACGCAAAAACCGGCCAAAATCAGGCGGTTAGCGCGGGTCTACTGACCCATTCTGTATATTATGTTACCAAGAGGTCTACCCATACGAACCCCAATCAGTCCAGTCCTGGCCGCACGCTGCTCCCCTTCAAGCAACCCTCCCAACGCCCGCAGAACCTGGCTCCACGGCGCCAACTTCTCACCCAGCATGCAGGCCCGCCGGTGTAGGCTCGACGCACCACTTAAGGACGGGTTTGGCGATGCGCCTGGCTGATTTTATCGAACGGAATGCGCGGGAAATCCTCGAAGACGCGGTGGCATTCGCCGAAACGCAGGCGCCCGATACCGTCGAGTTCAGCGCAAAGCAACTTCGGAATCATCTTCCCCAGATTCTTCAGGCGGTCGTAGACGATCTCAGATCGCCTCAAACAGCCTCCCAGCAGGTCGCAAAGTCCCACGGGCTTGCACCGTTGAAACCCGGCCCCGAGTCCGCCGCGTCCTATCATGGCCGAACCCGCGCCATCGCCGGCTTTGGTCTCAACCAGATGGTGGCTGAGTATCGAGCACTCCGGGCTTCGGTACTTCGGCGATGGGCATCCGACCAGCAGCTGATAACTTCATCGATCGATGACATCCTTCGTTTCAATGAGGCCATCGACCAGGCGGTCGCCGAATCCCTTGCTCAGTTCTCTGCCGAGGTCGAATCCTGGCGGCAGATCTTCCTGGCAGCGCTCGGGCATGATCTCCGAGGTCCTTTGGCAGCGGTCATGTTCTCGGCGGACACTCTGGCCAGTGGGCTGCAGGATCCGGCATTGTCCAGGCAGGCCTAG